ACGCAATCCAGAATGTCCGTGACTTGGCGCAGATACAGCAGATCCAGACTGCGTTAGAAAATGGCGATGTCGAAGCGGCGTTGAAGGCGGTTAATCTCGATCCTGCCAATTTCCGTCCGATAGATAAGACATTGACAGCAGCCTATGAGGCAGGCGGAAACGCGACGGCAAGTGGATTTCCGACGCTTGGCGTTCCCGGTGGGCTGCGGGTGGTGTTTCAATTCGACGTTCGTAATCCAGCAGCGGAAGCGTGGATTTCGCAATATTCGTCCGAACTGGTAACGCAAATAACGGACGGCCAGCGCACGATGATCCGCAACTTCCTGACGCAAGGATTGGCGGCAGGTGATAATCCAAGAACGACTGCGATAGATTTGGTTGGCCGCGTCGGATCGAATGGACAGCGAACGGGCGGCATGATTGGCCTGACGGACTCGCAATCGCAGTGGGTACAGAATTACGCGGATGCGTTAGCGGGCGATAATCCAACAGACGCGCTGGCCTATACGCTGCGCGATGCAAGATTCGACGGTACGGTGCAGACGGCGTTCGAGAATAACGAGCCACTGACGGTTGATCAGATCGATAGGATGGTCACAGCTTACACCAATCGCGCGTTGCGTTATCGTGCAGAGACAATATCGCGCACTGAGACAATGGCCGCGCTGCACGAAAGCCAACAGCAGGCCTTAGAGCAAGCCGTTGGCAGTGGAGCGATAGACCAAAGCCAAGTCATGTTTGCATGGCGAACGGCGGGTGACGACAGAGTACGAGATTCACATGCTGAAATGGACGGGCAAACGGTTGCAATGGGAGATTTCTTTATTAGCGGTCTTGGAAACTTGTTGGAATATCCAGGAGATTTTCGCGCTCCGCCAGAGGATGTTTGCAACTGCCGCTGTTGGAGAGAGCCAGTAGTCGATTTCTTCGCAGGCGTCCAATAATGCCAGGCGATAGTCCGGAAGAATTTGTAGCGACCGTCAATTCCTGGGTGATGCAGACGAAGGAACGAGAACTCGCAGTTTTCCGAACGGCCACGGAGCGCGTCGTTTCCAAGATGCAAGAACGCATCCCGGTGGATACTGGATTCGCTAGAGCCAGCATTCGCGCGTCGAAAGAATCCATGCCTCCGATTGATCCGACGTTTCGAGGCGTCAAGGGACAGTCTTACGCGTACAATTCCGGAGAGGTTGTTCTTGTCATAGCGGGTGCATCGCTCGAGGACACCATCTATATCGGTTGGACCGCTAATTACGTTACCTATTTGGAATATGGACGCTCTAATCAAGCCCCGTCCGGCTTCGTCGGAATATCCGCACTCGAATGGCCTACGATTGTCGATCATGTTAGCGCCGAACTCAAGGCAACGGTGCAAGGGGAAATGGGTTGAGCGATCCTGTCGAGGTTGCGATTGAACATGCATTGCTGTCTCGGTTGGCGCAATTTGCATCGTCAAACTCGTTGACCGTCGCTTATCCGAATGCTGACTTCACCGTTCCGCCAGCATCTAAGACGGCGCAATGGCTTCGTGCGACGTTTCTGCCGGCTGATTCCATCACACTCGGCATAGAACCAGCAGACACCAATCAGCACTATGGCCTGCTGCAAATAGATGCATTCCAAGGCCAGGGCATAGGCGAACTCGCGCCGCTAAGAGTGGCGGCATCTATCATTTCCTATTTCGCGCGTGGGACGCGAATGACCTCTGATGGTTTTACCGTCAACGTTTGGCGACAACCATTTCGGGGGCCGATGGTCAAAGATGACCCTTGGGTATTTGTTCCTGTACGAGTCCCATATCTGTGTTTAGCAAACCCGGCCTGATGGTCGGCTAACAATGGAGCATCGATCATGACAGCGGCAGTAGGCCCGGTTTCCGGTACTAGATTTGCCATCGGTCCCACCGGGACCCTTGGCGGTTCACTTCCTACCTCACCTGATTTGTTCGTAGCGGTTGGCGATATTTCCAATCTAGGAAACATTTCGCAAACTTTTACTGAAATCGCGGTGGAATCGATTTCATCTGGCGATACTTATCAACTCAAGGGACAGAGAACTTTCCCAAACGTCACGCTGACCATGAACCGCAACGATAGTGATGCCGGACAATTGGCGTTGAAGTCGGCATCGGCTGCGGCGCGCGGAACTTTGTATTGGTTTGAAATCCGCGAGACTGACGGCGGACGTATCACTTGGTTGGGCGAAGTGTTCGGCTATGGCCCGTCATATGGCGGCGTTACTGCGCTGCGTTCCGTGCAGACTTCGGTTTCGATTCGCGCTTCGTCGTTTACCTTCACACCGTCTGTGTAATACGCGAGTTAAGCTTGGTTCGTGCATTCCGCTCGGCGCGGGTGCGAACCGGCGGGAACCTCGCGTGTGTTGGCTAGGCGGGGCCCGCCGTTCCTCCTGTTCGGCTCGTTCCGTCTGGCTACCCAACTTAAACAGGAGAGTTCTATGGACGTTTCTAAAGTCTCCGCTGCTGCGGAACAGGGAGCCGTACTTGAGCTGAAAGACCCGGCAGGCGATGTCGCGTTGAAGGAAGATGGCACGCCAGTTACGATCACGCTGGCCGGCACCGAAAGCAAAAAGTGGCGCAAGGCGCGCAATGCCGTCGGTGATAAGTTCTTGAGGGCCTCTCGTCCTGGTGGCAAGGCAACGACGATGGAAGAGGCTGTAGCAGACCAAGCGTTTCAACTCGCTTCCGTAACATTGGAATGGGATGGCATTGGAGAATTTCTCTATGGACACTCTGTAGAGATGACGCTTGCTAATGCAAAATCCCTATATATTGCGGAGGAGTTTGTGCGTGAGCAGGTTGATACCTTTGTAGGCAACCGCGCAAATTTTTGGAAAGCCGCATAGGTGAGTTAACAGACTACGCAGAGGCGGCTTTCCGTGGAAACGAATCAACCGATTTGTTTCTACCCTTGGAGTTGGCGCACATCTGGCGTTGGTTCCTAGAAATAAACGAATGGCGCGGCTTCGACCGCGTTAGCAATCTCCCTAAGTTGCTGTCCATCGAGACAATCTCGCATTGGTGCAACGTCACCCAGCAACGGCTTTCAAGCTTTGAACTTTCCATTATGCTGAGATTGGAAACAGCATATTGGGAAGCCCTCACCCCGCCCCCCGAAGAAACCTCCACATTGTTTGCCGACCTGAAACAACTTGCAGAGCAAGAGGGAAAAATCCGTACCGTGCCAATGAATCCGAAGCGGAAGAAAAATGGTTGATAGCACTGCGGTCTTAGGCGCAGAAGTAAGAGTAATCGGCGCAAAGGAAGGTTCTGCCGACCTTGATAAATTTGCCCTATCGGCAAAAGGCGCGGCTGCATCAACGACCGACCTATCCAATGCGCGTGCGAAAGCCGAAGCACAATGGACTAACCTAACAGGTGTAAAAACAGCGGCTACTGAAACCGCAAAACTTGGCGCGGCGACTGCGGCTACCGGCCAATCAATGGGCATATTTCAACGATTGGTTTCTGGATTTGGTGGATTCTTCGGTTCCTTTGGTCGCGACGCCGAAGGTGCCTCTACTTCGATGAGTCATCTAGCTGGCGCGCACGGTGATGTTGCCAAGTCAATTCATGTGTTGCATCCGCTAATTGGATCGATGGGCGGTCAACTAGGCGGGTTAAGTCAATTTGCTATTGCGGCTCGCGGTGGACTTACAGGACTAGCAATCGCTATAACTGGAGCCCTAGTCATATCGCTAGAAAAATCTGCAGATTCACTTCGATTATTGACTAACAGGTTACAAGCGTTGCAGGGCGATGAGGCGGGCAAAAAAACTTTTGATCTAATAGCTGCGTCTGCAAGTAATACCGGGGCAAGCATAGCGACAACGGGAGCTAATGTTGATGCGTTGGCGACTAAACTTGGTTCGTTGCCGCAGGCCTGGACAGGAATGGCTGGCACTAAAGCGGCGCAGATTATCGATACCCTTGCGGAAGCATTCAAAAAAACTGGAACCGATGCTGATACAGCTCAGACATCAATCAAAAAATATATAGATGAAATTGGCAATCTCGATCCAGCAACGAAAAACATTTCTGGCCTTACCCAAAAACTGTTTGACGAAATCAGGAAGGATTCTCCGGAGGTAGCAAAGTTGATTGCTGAGGGTTTCGGTAAGATGTTCCCGGCAGACGCCGCGCGTTCGTTACAGAAATTTTCTGACGAACTTGCAAAGACTCCAAAGACCGTCGATCAACTTAACTTCGCTTTGCAGCGTATAAGGCCGGAGTTGGACAAACTCAAATTTGATCCGACAGTAACACAAGGTTTTGTTTCGCTTAAAAATGCTTTTATTGACCTTTGGGGAGCGGTTGGTAGATCTTCGCAACTTACCGCTGTTGCTAGTTCGCTGCAGACCATTACGAAATACATTCGTGATCTAGCGACAAATCCGGCAGCGGCTGTCGAAATGCTGAAAGGATTTGGCGTCGTCTTGTTGCGCCTATTGTCGCCAATGGCCGGGATGACTGCGGCGGTTGGATTATTTTCTACCGAAATTGCAAAGATGGCTGGAGGTACACAAGAGGCAACAGACACTTTGAGTTTCCTATTGAAAATAATAGCAACCGTAGCGGCATTTACGATCAATCCTTTTGCTGGTATAATTACTGGTGTGGTTCTTTTTGGAACCAAAATTGATGACACGATTAAAAAAATAAACAGTCTAATCGCATCGTTTAACAATCTTCCGGCTCCCGCTAGAGCATTTCTAACTGGTGCTGCTGCTGGTGCCGCTACCGGAACTCTCGTAGCTGGGCCCGTTGGCGGGTTGGTCGGTACTGCTGTTGGTGGCGTGGCTGGAATGGGAAGCAACGCATTGGGTGGTTCTGCTGGCGCTCAGATACCACAAATTCCGACGACGACGGGGAACAATCAAGTAGGCATTGGCACAACTCGACAAGTTGGTTCGATAACCTTTATTGATATACCAGAGCAGGCGAAGAAGGCGACTGATGCTATCGATAAACTTAACACCAGTGTAGAAAAATTAGGAACAGACGGCACAAAATCAATAACTGATCTTACCGATCAACTAGGGAAAGTTGGCGACACACCAATCAGCGATCAGTCGCTGCAGGATTTTCATCTTGCAACAATGAACATGGCTGGATCGGTATCAGTAGATTTCAAAACGACGATCAACGCTATCTCTCAGAGTGTACTATCTGCTGTCAATTCGGTTACAAGCGGCGTTCAATCAATGGTGCAAAGCGCACTGCAGGGCATTGCAACGCTACGCCAAGCGTCGGCTGGCCTTGCATCAGCAGGCAATGCGGTTAGCGGCGGAGGTTACGCATCGACGCAACCGGGAGTATCATTCGATGCGAGTATGAATGATCCGACGCTACAAGGATTTGCCACTGGTGGCGCATTTACCGTTGGCGGCTCCGGCGGTGTTGATTCCACGCCAATTCGTTTTCTAGCTACTCCTGGAGAGGTTGTGACAATAACACCTCCCGGGCTTTCGTTGCCTGCTGGAATAACTGCGGCGTCTAGTGCGTTTCCTTCATCTGTTTCCGTTGGCGGTGCTGCAACATCTTCGTCAAGTGCTATTAGTGCGAGTGCAATTACCAATCCAATTTCAAATGCTGTTGTTACAACGGCTGGCCAGGCACGGTCTGCCTTGGGAACCAGCACAGTTCAAATCGTTAATGCAATAAATGCGCAGACGACTGCGACAAATAACGTAGCGTCGGCGCTAGCAAATTACAGCAACCTGGCGACCGGAGGAACGGGTTCTGCTAAAATTAGCCCTTGGAAGGGAAACCCCGCTGGTACGATGAGCGACTACGTTCCTAATTCTCAAATTTATGCAAGTGCGAAAAGCGATGCACAGAACTTTGGGCAAGGAACACCAACGCCAGACCCGACGCCATATATCACAGACTCGATGGTTTATTCTCCTGTCATTTCTCATGCTGGAGATTTTGCAACTGGCGGATCAATTAGTTTCCGTGGTGGTGGAACACCTGACAGTAAGATGGTTTCCCTACGGGCATCACCTGATGAAAGCATTGTTATCTCGAGGCCGAACGCTGGCAAGTCAGACAAGGCGATGAACGTCACGTTGAATATCAACGGCAATATTTCCCCGCTGGCGTTCGTCGCTGCGGAAGCACAGGTCAAGCGCGCGGCGCGGCGGATATTCTCGTAATGAACATTGCAATTCTTCCGCGCGATGTCAGTACCAATATGACGGTGGAAATACCGTTTGCGACGGCGGTTGCGGAAAGTGAGTCCGGATATTCTGGACGCAAGTCAACTCGCGATATTCCGCTGCGGCTTTATACTATGACTATCAATCCGGATAATTCAATAGAGGCAATGACGATTTGCCTGTCTATGCGGGGGGCGCGCTGGCCGTTTGCCATCCGGGATTGGGCGTCAAACTATGTTCTTACCAACGAGCCGCAGACGCTGGACAATACCAGCGGCTATTACGGCGGGGGACAGACTGCATATAATCTGCATCGCAAGTTTACTCCGGCGACCGGAGCGCGCACCTATACGCAACGCATTCTGATGATCGACCAGACGGAGGTTGCGTTCACGGTCAAGGTCAACGGCACGCCGTTAACTGGAAGTCCGTCGCTTTGGCACATTAACGATCCGGGGATACTGGTAATTGACGAGTCCTTGAGCGGCAGCGATGCGGTGACAGTAAGTGGCGAATATCTTGTGCCTGTCGTATTCAGCGATGATTCGCTAGTCGTCAACGTCAGGACAAAAGACATCCTGTCTATCGACGCAGTTCGACTCAGGGAAATAGGCGAACAGGAATTGATTGCCCTTACGACATGAGAGCATTTCCATTTGATTCCGTGAAGGCGGCTGGACTGCCGGCGCTTATAACAATAACGCGGGGCCTACAGACAATCCGCTTCACGACTTACGAAGATACAATAACAGTTGCTGGGGTGTCATGGCCTCCCGGTCCAGGCGCGCAGCTCACCAACATGCAATTTCCATCTGACGGCACGCCGTCGTCAGCGTCGGTAAATATCATGTGTCAGACAGGCGGCGTTATCGAACCTGGATATGATGCGCGCGGGTTGTTGGATGGCTGGCCGATCAAGATAGAAATTGTCGATCCGGACAATACCAACCTCGGCAAGTTCGATATGATGCCGAATTCGACTATCGGTAATGTCGTGACGGACTCGCACGGCCTTGCTACGATTTCAGTCAACGGCGCATTGAACAAGACACGGCGCGAAGTCACCGAACATTATGCGCTGACAGGCCGCGAGGATCTTGGCGACGACAGGTGCAAGATTCCGATTTGCCCTGCCGACATTGGACGCGGCGTAGCGTTTGTCAGACCGGATGTAGCCACTGGATTACTACACGTTAATGATGCTTATGGCCGTGTTCGGTGCGGAAGTCCAAGCGACGACGTAATTGCCTATCACAATGTTTATTTTGAATGCACGACGGCTGGAACGACTGACGCAACAACCGCGCCAACTTACGATCCGACCGTTGGCAATTCCACGACGGATGGCACGGCAACTTTTATAGCGCGAAATGCTTGGTTACGATATGCACGCGGAGCGGCAGTCGATACGTTTAACATACAATTGACCGAACTCCCTGACTCGCGTGCGTCGGATTCGACTTGGTACGTTCTTGGTGGAATCTATATCCGCAGCGGGCCACTCAAAAATGTACTGCTGCCTGTGCGGGCGTGGGATGGGACAACATTTGTGGCTACTACGTTCCTTCCGTTAACGACCACAGATATTCCCACTGGTACGCAAATGGAAATATATGCCGGTTGCGACCTCACGCGCGAACAATGCTATTCGCGGTTTAACAACATAATCAATTTAAGGGCCGAGACTTTCGTTCCGCCGTCCAATCTTTTGATAGGTATCTAAGTGGTCGGCATTAGCGCGTTTGATCCAGGCGTACAGGCTGGACTGCCGATTGATGCATATGGGCAAGCCGTTTATCCGTGGCAGGCAACCTATACTTCAACGATAGTCAATTACGGATTTGGCCCGCAAGCGACAACGGTACGGAATCCACAATTCGATCCGAACGCGAGTCCATCAAATCCGTCTGGAACGGTCCCGAGTGGAACCCCGCCTTCGTATCAAGTTACTTTCGACACTATCGGGCAGACGATATATCGGTCTATCGGCCATTGTCGGTTGCCATTGAGAATGATCTGGGCGCAAGGGATTGTTCATAGCGGCGACACGACGGTTTCTCCAACGCTGACATTTGCCGCCGCATTGTGTGCGCCAATTGATCCGCAGGAAGAAGGCCAAGTCGCCGTCATATTCAGCGGCAGCACGGCTATCTACGATCCGGACCAAGGCGGCATTATCGCGCCAGATGGGTTGAGCGTCGAGGACGCGGCGGCACTGGCTAATTCGTTGAATAACGCAGTCGTCTATCCCGGCGACGAGGCCCAATTGCCAGCACCGTTGATAGTTGCCGATAAGGGAACGACCGTGACGAACGCCTTTCGCGGATTGCGATATATTATATTTCCGTTGTTTCCGTTGACTGTCAGCACTGGTTCCGGCCTTGCGGTGCAATGGACACGAACAAATGACCTAAGCAAAACTGGCTATACGCCAGCGGCGGTAGAGTTTGCGGCGGGGACAGGTTGATGGGCTATTTAATTAGAGCAGGACTTTCCGCAAGCAACAGTTATTTTGTAAGCGGATCAATTTGGTTTAGGTTAATAGGTGGCATGAATCAAAATCTGTTATCTATCTACACTTCAGATGCGAATGGCGGACCGGACGGCGGCCTGCAGATGTTCATGACTGCTGGTTCAAACCTCGGTCCAAGCTATCCAAGGGCGGGGGTTGATATAACCTTTTCAGCGGCTGGATATGGATTGAATCATTTTGGGGCCGTCGCCGGAGAATTTGTCGTTACCGGGGATGCCTGGCACAATCTCGCATTCGCTATAGATGCAAACCATACCGGAGTCCCGTCAATTCTTTACGGCGACCCAGATCCCTACAACGCTATTCTGGTTTTTGATGGCGTTAGTAGGGGTTTTGTTACCGGCAACTTTCCGTCAACGCCCGATATAGAGCCTATTAAATTTTCTGGAATGGATGTTGGCATTCCCGATCTACCTGGTTCGGCCTATGCCGACGGTGGTGTTGAGTCTTTGCCCGCAGTAGCCTTTGGAGATTACCAAATATGGACCGGAAAATTTATTGATTGGAGCAATCCTTCAAATTATTCAAAGGTTGTTTCAATATCTGGTGGTCACGGAACACCAGTTGATCCTAAAATAGCAGCTGCCGCATTTGGTACTCAAACGATTTTATTTGAAGGCAACGCAGCGTCCTTCGTTAACAATCTTGGGACAGGCGGAGCATTCACTAAGATAGGCACAGCGACAGATTTCACGCCAGCAGAATCCTTTTGACCGCCCCTACAACCACATTCGGCGTTGCCGACATTATGATTGCCCTTGCAGAACAGCAGGGCATTAACCTGCAAGTTGATGGTATAGACGATATTTGTAGCGGTTGTGTCATTTCGGCTGATAAGAACCTCAATCGGTTTTTGTCCGACCATGCCGTTCCGTACAATTATCTAATCATTGATGGCGATCCTATCCGAGTCGTTCGTCGTGCTATCAATACGGACTTGGTAATTGACTACGAAATAAACCAAGTCGATTGCATCGTGCGTAGCGGCGGTGCTGTGATTGGATTCAAGCGGACTGATCCTGCATCACTGCCGCGTGCGGTGGAAATTCAATACAGCGATCCCGACCGTTTATTCGCCACAAGCACACAAGTTGCTCGTCACCCCGGCGCACCTACCACAAACGCCAGTAGTTCATACGGGCTGGACTTCATCATTACGGGCGACCTCGCGCGCGTCATGGCGTTCGATACCCTGTATCGAATTTGGTCACAGCAATTAGCCGTAAGTTTCGAGCATGGCGACCTGACGATAGAAACAGGGGATGTTGTCAGACTAACATGCGACGCTGGCGTATTTACTTTGATCGTCCAGGAAGTCACCTATACGGTTCAACGAACGGTCGTTGTTCAATGCACGGCGCTTTTAGCTTCTGCTGGTATCACCGTTAACCCAGGCGTACCTGATGCGGTTCCAAGTCCAGATAATGTCGCCGGCTATGCTCACCTGACCGACGTTGTGAAGCATCTATTGCTTCCGGCTCCCGGTGATTCTCCCGCCGTGAAGCACACGCGACTGAATTGGATTACAGTTACCAATCTTGGGACCGTTGATGTGATTATCTCGATTTATGATGGCGCTGTTACCTCGCCTGATGTTGTGCTTGCGACTATTCCAGTTTCTGCAGGCGGCACAATTTCAATCAACTATTTGGCTACTTCTCCTGACGCTGCACTCGTCGCGTCAACGGGCAATGGAATTTACGTTAGAAGCAATGCTGTGTCCGTCGTTGATATACAAGCGGGCGGGACAATTTCATGATTTCTCAGCGCGCGGTTGACGCGATAATCAGCTTTGAGGTTTCGTCCCGCGCGTATTATGAAAAACATTACACCCATCCGGAATGGCCGGGTGGCGCGTCAGGTATAACTGTCGGCATAGGCTATGATATTTGTTACGCATCACTTCCAAAACTAACAGCAGATTGGAAGGGCCGCGTTCCAGACACTGAGTTAAGCGTCATGCAGCGTTGCATTGGTGTCAAAGGTGAATCAGCCCACGCGCTATTGCCGCAGGTCAAGAGTCAGATCGTTGTGGATTGGAACACTGCGATCGCCGTTTTCCTCGAGCGCGACGTTCCCGAGTGGACGAATGCCGTCTGCACCGCGATCCCAGGGGCCGACAAGCTTACCCCGGACTGCCTAGGGGCGCTCGTTAGCCTCGCTTATAACCGAGGGGCATCCTTCAACCAGCCGGGGGACCGTTATGCGGAAATGCGCCAAATAAAGGCGCATGTCATGGCCCGCCAACTTACGGCAGTTGCCGGGGACATCCGGTCGATGAAAAGGCTATGGCCAAACGTCCCTGGGCTTGCCCAGAGGCGCGAAGCGGAGGCGAGGCTATGGGAGCATGGCCTAGACCCTAAAAACGCCTCTCAGCCGCTCCCTGACCGTCCCCATAGCCCTACAGAGAAGCCCAAGCCTCAAATACCGGGCAAGTCGGGCGGCGGGGCAGGCA